GTTACGCCCATGGAAGGAATGTAAGTATCCAAAATAGCAAAGGTAGCCGCAGATGTTAAAGCAATTAACGCAATTTCCTCAATGTTCAATGAGCGTTTTGGAATAGCAAAGGCAGCTATAGCAACCATTAAACCTTCAATCAAATACTTTATAATACGCTTAATAAGTTCGGTAACATCAAACATACCCATCTTTATATAAAATAAAAAGAAAAAAATAATATTTTACATAAATTAAAACTTAAAACTAAGATTTTACTAAATATTATAATGAGTAAAAATAACGCCGGAAAAAATGGGGTTGAAAGGAGACAAAAAAAGGATGGTTCTGTTAATCCTAAATATGTTGATTTATTAGAAGTTGATAAGCCTATTGCAGGACAATCTTTTGGTTGTTTTTCTTTTATTTCACCAGAAAAGATCTTAAAACAACGTGAAATTTTCTATTTTGAAGAATTTTTAAAGCAATGGGAAATGAATAAGTCTATGACAAAGTTCCATCAATTTTTGAATTTTATTTCATTTAAATATAAGTTACAATTTGAAGAAGTTATTAAGGATTTTGAAGTATTTGTTAAAGAAGAACGTAAAACTATTATGGCTTCTTCAATTGAAGATGACTATAAAACTTTCTTAGATTGCGAGGAAAATGAACTTGAAAAGAAATTTAATATAAATCATAATTTTCAAACATCAGTTAGAGGTTTCAAGAGTAGAGGAAATTTTTCTTCCCAGGAAGAAGCTGAATTACGTGCTAAACTTCTAAGAGAAACTGACCCATTTTTTGATGTTTTTGTTGGGCCTGTTGGCACTTGGCTACCTTGGGAACCTGAAGCATATAAGACTGGTCGTGTTGAATATTTGGAAGAGGAATTGAATCAACTTGCTCATGAGAAGAAGAAGAATGAAGAAATTGCTAAAAATGCATTTGAACAACGTGTCAAGGAAACTAAACAAAAGGCGATTGATGAGAATAAAAAAAATGCTGAAAAGCATGGTAATGTTCTTACTCAAGATATCGATGAAGAAGGTAATCTTGTTGGTATTGGTCAAACTACTACTGAGCAAACATTCAATACAAAGGAGGGTGAAAGTATTTCTGTTGCTGATATCAGAAACGAATTATTTAATGGAAAAAATGTTGTTGTTGGGAAGACTGATTATGGACAAAGTCAATTGAAATCAGGTCCATTTGCTAAGAAAACTTATTAAATTTATTTATTAAATAATAATTATATATAATTTATTATTTAATATCATGACAATCTTTATAAGGAATTAGTGCCGCATCATCAAATCCTCTTTTAGACAAAATATATTTGTTAGTGCTAATATTTTTATTTAAAATCACAGAATTATTAACATTGTTTTTTTCGTAAAGATGTATCACTTGATTAACTAATTCACTTCTTTGAATATCATTTTTATTTAATTTTATTAAGTTTATTTTAGTTAGATTACCTTTAAGTTCATATTTTTCTATTAAATCTTTTAATCCATTATTTTCCAATCTATCACTTTGTTCTAAATCACCAGTTATAACCATACGGCTATTTACACCTATTCTTGTTAATAACATATACATCTGATTTGGACTACTATTCTGCATTTCATCAGCTATAATAAACGCTTTTTTAAATGTTCTACCACGCATAAATCCTAAAGGAGATATTTCTATTTGACCATTGTTTATCATATTATTTACCTCTTTCTTTGAATAAAATTCCTCAAATATATCAAAAATTGGTCTTGTCCATGGATCCATTTTTTTTTCCAATGAACCAGGTAAAAATCCTATTTCTTCTTCAACTGGAACAACTGGTCTTGTAATTATTATTTTATCTATTTTACTTTCTTTCAAATAATTTATAGCTATATTACAAGCCATCAAAGTTTTACCAGTTCCGGCTGGCCCAACTACTATAGTAATACTATCATCTATTGAATTTAAAACATTTACATATATGTGTTGATTTTCAGTTTTTGGCTTGTATTGTAAACACAAATTTTTATCACAATTATTTTTTTTTTTAAGATATAAAGAGTGTTTATTAAATCTATTATTACTCTTATTTATAAACCCTTTTATATCAACTAAAAATAAAAATATTAATAAATATTTTATTAATTCCATTATAATAAAATATTACTAAATTAATTTTTAAATATAAATATTACTAAATTAATTTTAAATATAAATATTACTAAATAAATTTGAAACCAAGTTTTATTCTACCATTTACTCTTTTTAACTGCTATTTTGGGGCCCTGACCACGTTTCTTCACATTTGATGGCTCATATTGCTCCCCATCATCATCATCATCATTAATCTGTTTTGATAAATCCCAGAATTCTTTTGAACCTAATATAAAGTCGTTATGTGGGTCTGCTTTATACCAAAATACTTGATCTTGTAATTTATTTGATTTTGCGTTATTATTTATGACTAAACATTCAAAATTCTCAGTACATTGATCCATAACCTGACAAAACGATTCAAGTGTTGGAAACATACCAGCATAATTTTCATAAATACGCTTTCTATTTGCAATGTAGGGTTCTCTCAAAATAAAGACGTAATCAATGTTAGTTCTCAGCGTTGGGGGTATGCCTAAAGGATATTGCATTGTGATGAGTAACATTACCTTCCAATGCCGTCCGTTCATAAAAAGTAATCGCATAATTTTATCACGAGCCCATGTGTTATCATATAAACAATCATCCAAAATAACAAATGTTCTTGGATCAATTGTGCTACGTTTAAAAGTTTCTATTTCCTTTTTTATTTGTTTTAATACACCTCGTTGACGTTTTAAAATATTCTCTATAATTGCTGTATTATATTCATTATGAATGAATAATTTTGGAACCATTTTACTATAAAAACCATTTCCATCTTCTGTTCCAGAAATAACAGTTCCAATTGGAATATCCTGATGATAATATAATAGATCTCTAACTAAAAATGATTTACCTGTATCACGTCTTCCTATTAATACAATAACTGGACCCTTAGATTCATTTGCCTTAAAGCTTATACTTTTCATATCAAAACGTTTTAACTCTAAATTCATATATTTATAATTCACATATTTAAATAAAATATATTAACGAATTATTCACAATTTTTAAATATTAAGGATTATTTAGACTTTATTAAAACTTATTATTTAATAAAGTTTACACCCTTGAAGATTTAAATTGCACCTTCGCACCAAATCTAAAAGGTTTATCCATTTCAGGAATATGTAAATTTTGGTTATGGGATTTCTTCTAAAATCCATGAAGTTTTAGGTAAGGTTGAATTGAAAATCCTGACTCACTTGCCTTTTTATAAGACAGAAGACCTTCCCTTACTGGAGTAATTCATCATAGACTTCTTACTATTCATTATTAAATAACTTATATAAAATGTCTTTAAGTTGTGTTAGTCCCATTTTAAATCTTCAAGGTTGTAAATATTAAGGATTATTTAGACTTTATTAAAATAATAAGTTAAATACTATTTTAATAAAGTCTAAATATTAAGGATTATTTAGACTTTATTAAAATAATAAGTTAAATACTATTTTAATTAATATTTTTAATAGATAATGATTATATCTGTTAATTATCAAAAGCGAAAGAATATTAACCTTTTTAACAAGTTTCAAACTAACAAAAGAATAAATTTGACTAATGTTCAAAACTATATACCTATCTATGATAGATTCTTTTCACTAAATAACACCAATTGGAACTCCATTAATTTAAATCATCAATGGGCAATATCTGACATTAAAGATTCTTGTAAAGATGAAGATAATCAACATATTTTTAAATGTAAACTTAAACATATTTCTGACGATGAAAACATTTCTAATACTCAAAAAGTATTTATTAAAATGGCTCCATTATTAGATCCTTTTAAATATCTTGTCGGAAAATATAACTATACTGATTCGCAATTATTCAATTTACCATCTTTTGATAAATCTATTAAAGTTCACCCTAAAATTGCTGACCCAAATAATTCATCCTTTATTGATGGCTTTTTCTCATTTTTATCAAGTAAAGTTTTACACGACCATCGATTTATACATGGGCTTGATTATTATGGTTCATTCTTAGCTATTAAAAATGAATATAAACTCAATATAATTGATGATATTGATTATTTAATCCAATCTGATTTTTTTAATAAACAAAAAGGTATTTTATTTAATGTTGAAGATTATTCTCATTTAATTACTCATGATGAGATTAAATCTTTACAACCACTTAAAATATCTACTAGTTTAAAGTCTGTATTATCTTTTAAATCTATTGATGATAATATTTTTGAAAATATCTTTGATAATAATGGTCAAGAACTTGTTTCATTTAATGATATTAAAAATAGTGGTGTTGAACTTGTTGATATCACAAATTCTAATTGTTTTGATGTATCTAATCTAAATAAGTCTGAAACTTTGCGGTCAGGTTCAACATGTTCTTCTAGAACATCTCACACTAATGATAATGATTTGTATGAGTTTGATGATTTAGAAGAAGATAATGACGAAAATTTTGATGAAAATCTTTATGAAAATGATAATACAAATTCTAGTTCCGAAGAACTAACAACAAAATTAAAGCAAGATAGTTCTGAGGAAGTGGATGATAATTCCGATTTATCAAGTATTGAAGAGGAATCTATTATGTTAACTTTTCCTAAATTTCCAGTTCAGCTTATTTGTATGGAAAATTGTGAAAATACGTTTGATGATTTAATTATTAATAACAAATTAAGTGATGATGAATGGTTTTCTGCTTTGATGCAAATTATTATGATTTTAATTACTTATCAGAAAATGTTTTCATTTACTCATAATGACCTTCATACTAACAATATTATGTATATACCTACTAATACTAAATTTGTTTACTATACATATAAGAAAAAAACATATAAGGTTCCTACCTTTGGTAAAATATACAAAATAATTGATTTTGGTCGCGCAATTTATAAATTTAATGGTAAACTATTTTGTAGTGATAGTTTCCAAACGGGAGGAGATGCTGCTACTCAATATAATACTGAACCTTATTTTAATGATAAAAAACCACGTTTAGAACCTAATTTTAGTTTTGATTTATGTAGATTAGCTTGTTCTATTTTTGATTATGTTGTTGATGATTTTGATATGACTAAAAATATTACAAGTTATCAAAATGATTGTTCTCCACTTGTTAAACTTATTGTTGAATGGTGTATTGATGATAATGGTATTAATATGTTATACAAAAATAATGGAGTTGAACGATATCCTGATTTTAAATTATATAAAATGATCGCAAGATATGTTCATAAACATACTCCTCAAGCTCAATTAGAACGCAAGGAATTTAGTAAATATTTAGTTACAACTAAACATATTCCTAAGAATGAATTTATAATTAATATAGATGAGTTGCCAGTTTATATTTGACAAAAATAAATAAAAATAATATTATTATATTTCTTTATAATAATATTATGTCAACAAACTATGGCTTTATTATCACTAGACATGTTAATTCTGAAAAAACTAACAAATATTGGAATCAATGTGTCAAATTAATACGCATATTTTATCCTTTCAGAAAAATAGTAATTATTGATGATAATAGTAATCCAAATTTTGTTAACGCTGATTTCAAATATTCTAATTTAACAATTATTCAATCTGAGTATCATGGAAGAGGTGAATTATTACCCTATGTTTATTATTTAAAATATAAATGGTTTCCAAATGCTGTTATTATACATGATAGTTTATTTATACATTTCAAAATTCCATTTGAATCATTATCAATACCAGTATTACCATTATGGCATCATAATTATGACAAAGAAAATATACATAATATTATACGTTTAGCAGCAGCCTTAACTAATAATAGAATTTTATTTAAAAAGCTTAAAAATGATAATTTGATTATTAGTTTTAATAAAACTGATAAATTTAATTTATGTTTTGGTGGACAATGTTTTATAAAATTAAGTTTTTTAGAATTATTAGAAAATAAATATCATATTTCTAATCTTGTACATGTTATACATAATAGAACCGATCGTTGTTCATTTGAAAGAATAATAGGATTACTTTTTTGTCAAGAATATCAGGAATTAAATAGCCTAGGTTCACTGTTTGGAGATATTTTTAACCAATCTAGAGCATTTCATTATACATATGATGATTATATTATTGATTTAAAAAATAAAAAAATAAAACATTCTTTTGTTAAAGTATGGACTGGACGTTAAAATGGGGGATTATCAGTAAATGCCAAAGGCGCTGTTGGTATTTCTGTTTCATTAATTACTGGTTTTAATTGTTCAATCACAAAGCTACCTAAAACTACACTTACATAAACCAACAAACTATCTCTTATTAAGAATTTAAGTGGTTTTGGTTCTTTATCGATATATCTCATCTCTAAAAACTTACCAATAAAGTAAATTAAGGATATAATTCCTGCTAATAAAAAAATATTATCCATATTAGAATATATTTTTACATTTCTAAACTTCAAATAACGCATTTTTAAATCCAAAATACTTTAAAAGGAAA